TCCTGTCAGATTGGCTTCAGACAGGATCTCGTTTAGCTGATAGAACCCTTCCTGATTCTTTGCGACCAAAATCAAGTGGAAGTTTCTTCCGTCCAGTTTGCCGTCGATTAACGCCTTTCGATCCGGTACAAAATATACTTCTGCGGCCGCCAAAGGCGTCATCTCATAAGGTTCTTTGTCTTTCTTAAATGATTCGCAGATATCAAACTGTTCCCATACGTTTGACCTGTTGCCGTGCTCGGATAAACACAGCACCTTGTTTCCGCGTCTTCGGTATTCATTTGCGTAGTCGGAAATGAAACACGTAGAATCCGGCTGCGTCAAAGCGTTACTATACGCGCTGTGGCAATGATAGTATTCCAGTTGTGGTTCCAACCACGCTCTCCCCCTTTTTTACTGAATTAGGGTATCTTCGTCTTCTTCGTCATAATCTACTTCGACTATTAAATGCAGCTTGCCGCAGTCCGGACAAAGGAACATATGTCCTGTAACGTCAAGCCCTGTTGTTTCTTTGAAATCGTTGAAGGTATCTTCGATATCTTTGAAAGAAAACAGGTTTACGTCATCTACTTGAAAGGCGAGAGGAAGTTCATCCTGTTCTGCCGCATCGAACATCATTCCAACAAATTTGTTCCATTCTCTTGGAAACATTTTCTGCGTTCCTTTACGCATTGGTCTTCGCCTCTCTTTCTACTTCGTCCAGCGGATCTGTGAGCAGTCGCTTAAAGATGCCGATAAATTTCTTTTCCTGTTCTTCCGCCCACGTCGGATTAACGCTGGTCGTCCTGAGCTTTAGAGCCAGCCTTGCCATGTATGTCCATTCCTTATTAGCGTTGCCGATGGCCGCATCTGCCACTCTGTCTGAATGATCTCTGTCGTATCTCATACTTACCTCGTTATTGCATTAGGGCAATTTCGCCTGCTTGAACATATTGCTGAACAAAACATATCCGGTTTTCCTGGGGTCTTCTGTTCTTTGCACTCCATCCAATCCAGCACGTCATAAGATTCAATCTTGTGGATCGCGTCTGTTGCCCATTGCATGGTTTCGTTGTATTTGTTCATAGAGAACTCCTGAACATCCTTGTAACCTTCGGCTTTGAACAGGTTGAAAGCTGTTGCAACCGGCCATTCTCCATACTTCTCATGCACAAAGAAAGAATACAGATATTGCTGTTTATACATTTCGTCTCTGTGTCGCTTGAACTCAGCCAGTGATTTTGATTTGTGGTCAAACACAACCAGTCCGTCTGTGAATTCATCTCTGAGAATTAGATCAACAAACGCAATAAACGGTCTTTCTGTACCGTCTGTCAGCTTTAATGGCTGGTCAAACTTTTCTTCGGCTGACACAATCTTGTACCCCGGGAACTCATCAAAGTTCTTGAAGTATTCCAACCCCTGATTGTATGTCTTTTCTGCATAGCCTTTTGCTGTCAGCATACGGGGAAAAGACGTTACTACTTCGTCCGGGTATCTTCGTATATACTCGGCCGCCATATCTTCTTTTTTGAGTTCTCCTTTTGCCCATTTGTCAAGGATGTCATGAATTAAGGAGCCCTGTTCAGCAAATCCGTTCGACTGATCAGGGACTCCTTCAATATGCTTCAGATAATATCCAAATGGACATTCCGAAAAAGAAGACAGTTGCGAATAAGAAAACCGGTGTCCGTCCTTTAAAAGACTCAAAAGCACCACCGTCCTTTTTAGATTTGAAATTCCTGAATAGCTCTAAGTTTTCTTAGTTGTTCATTACTGCCATCGAGCAGCATTTTCTTGATACCTTTCCAGTTTGAAATGATTTCCTGCATTGCATACGGAGCATCATAGATAGACTGAGTGAACGAATCAGAGAAGTAGGGATACTTCTTTGCTTCCTTCAATGTGTTAAACTTTCCTGACGGCATAATAAACGTTCTGTTTGATCCATACTGTTTGCCGTAGGCCGCAACCTTCAGATCGGGATATACACCGATATGGTGTGTCCATGTCCAGTCATGCCAGCCTCGGGGAGCAACATACTTCTCTCCCCATCCAACCTGAAAGAATTCTCTCGTGTAAGGCATAATCTCTTTTGCGATGTATTCCTCGATCTGCTTCATCGCCTGTTTCATCGCTTCGATCTCGTCCTGCGTATATTGCATTGTTAATCTCCTTCAAGTTCTTCGTCTGGAATACGTTTAACAAGAAAGCATTCCGTAAAAGATTCTTCGTCTTCGTTGCCAAACACGTACGTGTTGAATTCGTCAGGAACATATTTCTTGCCGTTGAAATTGGTTTCAACGACAGCAAGATCCTGAACCCATGTTCCTTCTTTGTTTTCGATGCCAATTGTAATTTGTCCGCCAACAAAGCAAGGTGTTTCTTCTGCCACAAGAGAGTCTCCGTTGGGTAGTTTAATTCTAATGCTTTGCATATTTACTCCTTTGTTGTAAAAAAGAAACCGTCCGTTTTCCGGCCGGTCTCATCGTATGTTTCGATCATCGTAGTGTATTCCATGTTTTTGTTTTCCGAATTCAGCCATTGCTGCGCTTCAGCCATAGTGTTAAACTGTTTGCGATAGATACTGCTTCCGTAAAATACAGTCGCTACACACATTACAGCACAGGCCTTTCTTCAATAAAATAGAACAGCGGATCGCAGCCCAATTCTTTTTCGTTTCTTTTGGACATGTCTTCCATTGCTTTCTGTTCTTTCTCGGCCCGTTCACGGGTTTCGTATACGCCGACGATTGTACTGAAAGCAGCGGCTGAATCTCCGTGTTTGTCTGTAAACTCTTCCTGTTCTGTTTCCTCGACTAAAAGATAGACATTCATACGTCACGTTCCTCTCTCATTTCTTCCGGGTCGTATCCCCATACTTCACAGGCGAAATCAAAATCGTTCAGCTCATCGTCTGTAAAAGAGTCTCCATCCCAGCTTATCGTTCCGTTGTTGCGTCCAAGGTCTTCATCGGCGTACGAAACGTTGAAATACACTTTCGGAAATTCCTGACTCAGTTTCTCAAAAATCGGAGTCGGAGCAGACCAAGCCGTGTTGAACTCCACATCGTTCTCGGACCAGTCTGCATCGCAGGCGTTCCACTTGGTTCCCCATTTATCGCAACACCATGTATACCATGTCGGATGTCCGTATTTTTCGATATTGCCGAGATACTTTTCTCCAAGCTCAGCCCACTCGTCAAACGTTTTTGTTTGACTCCAAGGGCGTGCTTCATATTTTTCGCTTGTTGTAAAACCCAGACGTTTGGCAAGCGCACAATCCACAGCAACGTCTTCGTGGCTGCCAGACTCAAGGTTCAGTTCTTCCGGCATGGGAATAATCTTATTAAAATCAAAAACAGATTCTTTGCTCTTTACAAATTTCTTCAGCTTGTCAATTTCTTTCTGTTCTCCGTAGAAGTGCACTTTGTTATATACCCAGTTCGGCATCTTTCTTTTCTCCTATATGGTAATTTTCGAATGTCCCTACCAGATTTGACAAATTAAGTGTGGTATTCAATCTTAACAAGCCATCGAATTTCTTTCTTGGTGTGTTTTAGGACGTATTCTTCTTTGGTTTTTAGTGCTTTAGAATACTTTGCTCTGGCAGCTTCAATGGATTTAAGCATTGTTTCCGGCCGTAAATCAGAATGACACACAGGACACTTGTTGGAAACTAGTAACTTACTTGCAAGCCTACTTCCACATGCAGAACATCCGATAAATTCTGAAGTGCGGGTCTTGGGGTACAACACGTCGTCTCGGCTCATAAACAGTTTTCTTGCTTCCGCGATCTTTGCGTTCAACTCTCTGATTTTGTCAGAATCTTCATAGCCCCTGACGGGCGCTTTGTACGCTACTGCAAGCTGCTCGTACCATCCTTTGTCGTGTTTTTCAATCCATTCCTTTGCAGCGTCGTAGGACTCGCAGACGACATCATTCCACCGGATTTTTTCGAGACCATGTCCACCTTCCTGCCATGTGCGATGGCTGACATAATTGTCAAGATCTTTCTGGATTGTATTTTTGTTTGCTTTCTCTGCGTAATCGTAATATTCAATATTGTGGCCCATATTATCTCCTTAGCAATCACACTGTTGCCATTCTTTTATGCACGGCCAGATCTCTCCGCCGAAACCCTGGAAAATCTCCCACTGGTCGTATACATCTTGAAGTGTTTCGTTTGGGTCTTTGTCCAGTTCAACCTTTTCAAGTTCGTCAATTAATTCGTCTATGGAATGATTGTGATCAATCATCCATTGAAGTTGGAATTTTTGATAATCAGTCATTTGTTCTCCTTAGCCAAAATCAAGCTTGAGCTCGTCGTTCATTTCGCAGCCGCGAAAGTCGCAGATCGGTTCATCAGTTGTTGTATCCCAAACGTGAACCTTGCATTCCGGCGCTTCGTCCGTTTCGTCAACTTCAAACAATACTTCTGCTAAAATTGTTCCTTCTTTGTTTTTCAGTGTGACGTAGTATCCCGGATAGTCTTTAACGTCTGATGATTTCGATACTGAGATAATGCCGAGACTTGTTTCGATTTTATCAATATACATTTTATTCTCCTATTTAATCCACTAAAACGTCGCCTGGTTCAAGCTTGTATTTTCGTTCACCTGTTTCGATGTTGTAGTAGTATTCAAACCAGCCATCATAAAACTTTCTCCATCGGTTCATTAAGTTGCTCACTCTCCTATATAATGCGGGTGTGGATTTGCACCACACATGGAGAAATGATGTTCGATATATTTCCCGGTTTTTTCTCCAGCTTACCGTTGCTTCCTGCGTTTACCTATTCCGCCACCGCATAAACATTAACCACCTTGTGTATATTCTACATATCCCAGATGTTTCAGCCACCATTCTTCATCACTTAGGTCTGGCAGCTTCAAAACGTTCGTATATCTTTCAATAAATTCCTGTGCAACTTCCTGCCACGAAGAGTAAGCTGGTTTCAAAAGTCGAGCCGCCTTTTTGCACGGAAACCAAATCCACGGATCATTGAGTTGTTTGCTTCCGAAAATATCAGTGGAATATATTCCATCACATTCTTCGTCGATGATGTTCGCGTCGTAATCATTCAGATCGTATTCGGAAAAGTCATCGTCTTCGTCTACGTATAGACTGGTAATATCTTTAAGTGCTTCGTCGTGCTGATAGATTAATCCGTAACCTATTACGGGCCAGATGTGATAACTCATTTTTATCTCTCCTTTAGAATGGTGCTACTTCGTTTCCTGACTGCAACTGAAACTCAGGCAGCAAACAGGCTTTGTCTTCCGGGTCTGGTTCTTTAATGTCCGTGTGGTCCCAACTATAAATCATGCGATCTCCAAGGCTCTTCTGGAAAATTCTCCGGTTTACCGGATCGAATTCGCAATTAATTAGACCTGTTTCTCCAAAGTCGCGGTTTTTGGTAACCCGAATGTTCGGCCGTTCAATGCTGAATACATTGTCAGCCAGATTACTAATCACACTTGACCCAGAAATACTGTCGTTTGTAAATGTTGCATCTGCCTTTTCTTTTCTCGGATGGGCGACCACCAATACATGTACCTTATACTTGCTGGCGAAAGACTTGATTTTTGCCATAAAACGAGCTTGCGCTTTGTTTTCTTCGTCGGCTGTGGTCAGCAAACTCATGAGATTCTTTTACACCCTCGGTTTCCCGATATTTATTAGGGGAATAGACTATATCATCTCAGGGAAGTACAATCCCTGGCATGGCGCTTCGGGCGGCGGAATTTCACCGCCGCCCTACTCCTTTGCAGGATAGTCGTTACACCTTCTTCGATTTACGAAGCTTGGCACGGAGTTGACATATTTGCGTTGTTTGCCGATTGGAATATATTGTTTAATGCTTCTTCGATGTCTTCGTCGTATCTTATTTCGATTAGTTTGATGTTGTGTGTTTTGCAATACTCTTTTTTTATCGGATCAGTTACTTCTCTTTGGTATTGCCCAAACGTTTCAGATCCAAATGCTCTTTCAATATAGTGTTGAATGCCTTGATATTCGATAAGAAAATCAAGACCATCTTTGTTAAGAATCGCAAAGTCAAATCTTAACATAGCGTTTTTAGGAGAACGTAGGTCGCTTATTTTGTATTCGTGTATGTGTTTGATTTTATGACCTGTTAGATAAGATTCTATAAACGCTTCTCCAAAAGAGTTCTTTACGCAGCCACAACTTTTTGTTAGACCGCGCCGAAGAGAATTTCCGTGCACGACGACACTATTACCGCAGTCACATTTGCATAACCATCTCGCGGATTTGTTTCCTGCTGGACTTATATAATCCTCGACTCTTTTTTCTACGACAAGCATTCCAAACCGATGGCCGACCAAATCTATCAACCATCTTTGGCTGGCCAATTCACGATTTAAACATCCGCAACTCTTCGTGTTGCCTTTTCTGAGATTGCCTGCGTATACCTCAACGATGTTGCCACAGTCACATAAGCATCTATATTTTATTTGCGGTATTCCTTGTGGCGTATAGAATCTTTCTTTTATTTCTTCTAACACGAATAACCGAAAAAATCTTTGACCTGTTAGATCCTTTTTCTTTGCGAGACTTTTGTAATAGAAGTCCATGCATCCACATGACTTTGCTCCGCCTTTTGTTAACTCATATGTGGATTTAAAAACTTCGTTGTTGCATACGCACTTGCATCGCCATGCGTTGCATTTTCTTTTTTCTGAAAAAGCCCATTCAATAACATCGAGATCGTTAATATGTTGACCGGACAAGTCAACGCTTGGTTTGTTTAATATTCCCATATTGCCCACCTTCTTTCAAGGCAAGCAACGCAAACTTAGTTTTTCTCCGTTAGCCGCAATTTGCGACACCCGATATTTATCGGTTCACCATGTTTTACATCGACTATTATGTCAATCGATTAAGAATAAGGAACATCCATATCTCCGGGCGCACATTTCAAATGATTTCAGCACAGCCGTCTGCTGATCTTCTTCGAACGCATACCCGTTATCAAACAGATAGAGTTTTCCTGCCATCCAGTCACGAATTCGCTGCTGAATGTTCAGCGGAACTTTGCAGATGCGTTTTCCACTTCTTGGATCTGTAACGTAAGTAATATACTTGCTTTCTACAGCCGGAAGCATGATCCACTCAAGGAATTTATTGGACGAAAGCTCGCCTGAATAAGCGCAGCAGCTATATCCTTGTTCGATTGCCGAGAGAATAAAGTTGGAAGAGATCGTACTTTTTCCTTCTGCCCTTTTTCCGCTGAGAATTGTAACTCCGGCTTCTCCAAATCCACCAATCATATTATCCAGTGCCGGGATCTTAGTCATAATCCTTGGCACGGAAGCAGGATCGATATACTGGATTGTAGATACGTCAAGAACTCCTTTGATTGGAGCAGGCTCACATGCATCAACCAGCGTTTTTAAACCTTCCGGTCCGTAGCAGCAAAGGATTTCGTTGGCGTCTTTGCACGGCCGGTTATAATGCCTTCCGTTGTAATACAGTTCAGGATATTCCTTTGGAATCATACACCGATCTTCACCGAGTCTTTTCATCAGCGTAGATACCATTTCCATACCCGGTTCATCGGAATCCCCAAACAGAATGATTTGGTTAAAGCTCTCAAGAAAATCCCAGCAAAGTTCTACCCATTCAAGATTGGAACAGCCACTCGGAACGGATACGACGTTATGCACTCCTGCTTCATACAGGGAAAGACAGTCAATCATACCTTCAGTGATTACCAAAGGCTTACTATATGAAACATTGTCCATGCCAAACAGAATTGGTTCCGTATTGCTGTCACACCATTCCTTAGGGCCGTCTTCTTTTGTGTGCTTCTTCGGCTTGCGATATTTTACATAAACCAGTTCGCCGTTGCGATAGAACGGGAACACAATGTTTCCGTGTTCATCTGCCGCGACTTTGAAATCGTTCAAGGTCTGTTCAGAAATGCAGCGAGTTGATAAATATGTGATGATTTCATCTGTTAACGGCTTGAGTTTCTCAGGATCTGGTTTGTCATAAATTTTCTTGGCAGATCGAATCGTCTGCGGAAGCTGAGAGAATTCAAAGCCGGATTCTCCAAAGTAATTACAGAGAGTTTTGAAGTTTCCTTCGCGGCTGCCGTTAATTCCAGGGCAAGAGCCGCGCTTACAATTAAATGCACCGTTGTACAGTCCAACGGCAAAGGTTTCTTTATCATGGTGTTGTGTTTTGCCGCAAATCGGACACAGATCAGGAATCACCTGACCGTTCTTGATCTTATAAGGTCCGAAATATTTATCAGCCAGTCTGATTACTGCGCTAGCAATACTCTCCATATCGTTGTTCTCCTTTTATTTTGTGGGGTGTTTTTCTAAGATGCCATCTAAATTTTCAATTAAAGATATACCCGAGCAGGCAACCCAAGACTTGGTTGCCAGCTCGGGCTTGAGTCAGTTAACCCTTACGAAACTCCTGATGACATCAAGAGTGGACTTTCATCCTGTGCATGTCATCTTAGAAAGGAGCTTCTTCTTCGTTGATTTCTTCAACCGCCGTTTCAACAGGAGCCTGCTGACGGTTGTTATTATTGTTGCTGTTGTTGAAATTGCCGCCGCTCAGAATCTTAACATGATCTGCCGTCACCCTGAGCGCTATGTGCTGCTCTCCGTTGCGATCCTTCCAGGGTTCACCAGCCATGAAGTCTCCGGTTACCCAGACCTTGGTCTTCGCCTTAATCTTGTCAATCAGAGCTTCACCAGCTTTGCCCCACACGGCAACGTCATACAGATCGGTTGCCGGATAAGGAGAGTTTGCCTGCTTCTTTGTGGTCGCAACGGACACACGCATAGAGAATACGGTATAATTGTTTACCTGACGATTCTGAGGGTCCTGAACTACGGTTCCAACAAGGGAAATACGAGCATCGTTAGCCATAATTTTTATTCTCCTTTAATTAGGCGCTGAGCTTATCTCTCAGCGCAATCAGTTTTGTAATATCGGTGCATGCCTTATAATTCATGCTTCCAATGATGGGATAGATTGTGTTCTTTGCGAACTCAACCTTTTCTCCTTTTTCCATTTTGCTGCCGATCTCTTTCAGCTTAACGTCAATCTCGTTGATGACGGCTGCTGTGTCAGCAGTGTGTTCCGCAGGCTGTTCAACAGGCTGCTCTGCGGGTGCAGCAGCAGGTGTTGTTTCAGCTTTCTGAACAGGCTTGGGCGCCGGTTCGCTGTTCATCGTATACTTGGTGCGGTCGTTGGAATACCAGATATCATGACCGATACCAAGAGACTTACAGGCAATAGACAGCGCATCCGTATAAGCCATCTTCTTGGCTTCATCAGATGCTTTAGGACCATACTTGCCCCACTGAATATAAGTATTGCCGCCAACGCCATAGATCGGCTGACTGACTTCGCCTGTTTCTGGATCTTTTACGATCAGTTCCAATTCACAGAACACAGATGTTTCCTTCTGCGGTGTAACCGGATCTCCGGGCTTCTGAGGCGGCGGAGTGATATCTGCTTCCTTGAATTCATATGTTACGTTCTGAGTCCACCATCCGAAACCGGAAGGACCGAAGACCTCTGTCAACACCTTGATACGCCACATAGGATTGATCTGTTATGTTCAGTAAAGAACTTACTGCTTCATAGCGCTCTCTTTCACCGGATGGCTACTTGAGCAACTTTGCGCTCCACAGCATAAAGGTGTAACAACACCTCAGAGTCAAGACTCCTCTGTTTGAGTCATGTACTTCATTAGGTTAATAGCGGCGTTATAGTCTCTGTCAATTCTTAGTCCACAATACTGACATGTATAAATTCGATCTGAAAGTTTCAATTCAGGTTTAAGATGGTTGCATGATGAGCACAGCTTGCTACTTGGAAAATATCTATCTGCTTTTACAAGATCAATATGAGCAGATTGGCACTTGTATTCCATTTGTCGAAAGATTTCAGAAAAGTTTTGGTCTTGTATCTGCTTTCGTAAATGCTTGTCCTTTAGCATGTGTGCAACATCTAATCCTTCCATAACAATTCTTTCAGGATTTTTGTTGACTAAGAATCTTGTTGTTTGATGAATATAATTCAATCTAATGTTTGTAACTTTGTTTCTCAGTTTTCTAAGAGTTTCTTCTTGCTTAATAATGTTATTAGATTTTTCGAATCTTCCAGTTTTCTTTTTTGCTTCTTTGTATTTACGTGAAATAGAACGCTGGATTGTTCTGATTCTTTTGTCTAATGTTTTCATCCTTTTACTCTTGTTGATATTATGAAAAACAAAACATTCATCATTAAAGGCGACTGTTGCCAATTCTTTCACGCCGAGATCTATACCCATACTACCCGATTTGCATGTAGTTGCTTGGTTCTCGCTTTCCATTGTAAATGTTAGGATGTATTTATTATTCCTAAAATGCAGCCTAATATTATAATGTTTTATATTCGGGCCTGTTTTAAAGACAAAATCTGATTTATAACGTACGTGTCCTATTTTCTGAATAAATACCGTATTTTCTTTGAAATACATACAGTCACTTCTGATTTGATAAGATTTTTTGGCTGATTTTTTGCTTTTGTATTTTGGGTATCCAGCAATATTACTGAAGAATCTTGAATATGCATCTGTAAGTTTCCCAATCGTGGCTTGCATCGATCCGTTTGATAATTCAGATAACCAAGCATATTCTTCTGTTTTCTTCATTTGCGGAATCAGTTTTATCAAATCGTTGTTTTTTATTTGTTTGTTGCCTGCTTCATGATTCTTTATTTGAAGTTCAAGCATGTAATTCCAAATAAACCGGCATCCATTAATATGTTTCCAGATTTTTTCTTCTTGCTCTTTTGTTGGGTATAGTCTTATTTTATAACCTTTTAAGCTCATGTTGTTACACCCCCTTTCTTTTGCAATATAGAGAAACTTCTTTTCCCTATACGTGAATTTTCGAATGTCTCCACCAGATTCGACAAATTCAAAAGAAAGGAGAGTTCTACGGGTCGCTACTCCGTACCGGCGCACTAAGCGCGCCTTCCACTTTCATGGAAGCACAGACTATATCATCACCCTGCCAACACGCAGGGGCCTACCACTTCAGATCGCTTGATCCTACTCCCTATACGGGATAGTCGTTGAACCTTCTCCTGTTTAGAGCTTGGCTGCTGATTGCCCATTGCAAAAACACTTAGGATTTAACCTTATGCCATCTACGATATTTCTTTCTGCTTTCGCTGCTGTCACATCTGCCTTGTTTCACGGCTGTGTTGTAGCAATCGTAGCTTTAGGGGTTTCCAGCAATTCAATAGGTGTTTTTTCATATTACTTACGTAATAAGCGGACTAAAATTTAATCCGTTCCGCTGAATCTGCCGTTGTTGAAGGACTTCTGTGCGTCCTTCGGTGTCTCCATAAAACGATGGTAAAACCTTACATTTTTCTGGAGCAGATCATTTGTTTCTGTCTTTTTCGCTGGCATGTTTCATTCTCCTTTGTACAAATCGTTTAGATTCCTGACTTAATTTTGGTTTTGTTTCCGATTCCAAGAGCGGCGCAGCTCTTGGTTCACGAGCCAACACTTCTGCTGTACTCGGAATCTTTTCTCTGTCTTTTTTCAATTTCTGATACCCCTTATTCTTAAAATCAAATATCCACACATATTCAGGAACCTTTTTAATCGGCTGAACAAATCCATTCATTTCTCCATATTCGTTGCAGCCATACCAGCACAGCATTCCCTTAGGATGGAAATGCTTGCCCTTTTTGTCGGAACGCTGGTAAGAAGACATGAAATTAATCATGTCTTCATGACCAGTCGTTTCAGTAAATAGTAACCTTGGGTTCGGGCTTACCTGAATGCCTTCGATAATTCTGGAGATGCGATAACCTGATCTTTTTTCTGACGTGCTAAAGGACTTGCACAGCACATAGGCTGGCCAAAACGTTCCTTTGTTTACGTCTTCCTGTAGCGAAATGGCAAGAAAGAAATAAATTTTCTTTCACGCTCCATCTTTTCCTGCTGAGTGCGTTTGCGGCTGATCTGTCTAAGATCATATCTATGTCTCTGCTGACATGCAGGACATCTCTGCTGCCGGGAATTGGTTCTCTGACAGCTGACTCCGCAGTCAATGCAGTCATAGTATCCCTGCGTGTTCTTAGGACAAATATGAGACGTTGCCCACGCAGGAACCTTAGCGCCACAAGCCGGACACTCGGTGCAGTTTTTCAGATTTGTTTTCAGATTCTTAATCGCAATATCTCCAAAGATTCTCCAGAAGGTCTGTTTGTGCGAAGGTTTCCCAAGCTCTTCGCCGGTAAACAAATGCTTTACGATGTACGGATAGCATACGTCCAGCGAACCAAACTTCTCGACAAGCGTTTCGGTGATGTATTCATCGATGATTGTATTGTTGTCGATCAAGTCTTTCTCGGCCGGACTTTCTTCTGCGTTTGAAATAGCAATCGAGACTTTAATGCCATCCAATTCACAGAATTCTGAGACAATATCTGTACGGTTATAGAGACAAGGTTCCGATAAAAGCATTTGCCAGTTAAACGGTGGCACACCTGCCCAATTCATGTTGATGTTTCCAATGTCATCAAATGCTTTGCAGATGCGGTTCATCGTAGAGTTGTTGGGTTTTGCCCATTGCCGTTTCTTTTTGCGGTGAGTTGTTATGTCTCTCCTACCGTTCTTTGAGAATCCGAACCAATTTGGCATACGCCCGTTAGGTCCGCCCGTAGCTTTATTAACACGCTTCTCAATTTCAGGGTAATTGGTGTATTCGTTGACCGCGCCGGTCTTCGCCCCATCAATTCTCCAATTGTTAAGAGCTGTTAACAAAGCTGCAACATATCTGTCAGGATTATCTCGATTCCACAACCGTGTTAGCATGTTACTTATCTCACCGATATTCGAAAACTGATGAGCACGTTTTAATCCATTAAAGATTGTTTCTTTCGAGATCTGTTCAGGCGGCGCTTTTGCCGCATCATAAAACAACGGAACGACATCGAACATTTTGAGATTTCGCTCCGCAACTTCAACTATCGTGGGATCAACTACAACATTAAGCTGATCTCCGTCGACCATTTATACCGTCGGTTTCCCGATATTTCGATGATCTGGCTTTAATCATCAGCGGATTAGATCATATCATCACGGCCGGTCATGACTCCGGTCGCGGACGGCGCTTCGGGCATAGGAGTTTCGCCTATGTCCTACTCCTTAAAGGATGATCGTTGCACCTTCATACATAGAACATTTTCATGTTATATGTAGGCTTGGCACAGGATTAGCGTGGCTGATTAGCTTTAGCTTTCCCTGTTAGCACGTTATGTTGTACATCATATCGTACACCCGGCAATTACCGGTTCACCGTCTTTTAGTTCGACCGTCGATCGAACTGCATGATACGACTTGCAAGCGAATGAACGCTTGTTACAACCGCATCACTACATAACCATTTATAAACTTCTGGGTCTTTGACGATTTTTGCGAGAAAATGTTCACAGTACAGATGGGGAGACCGGAGAACGTCCGCCTTGTCGTACGCCAAGAAAGGACGGCAGGCGATCTCATCTTTTTTCAGCAGGCCGACAGGCCGCTCTATCCTACAAAACCACCTTTCGCAAGCGGCATACCAATCAGGCGTAACGTAAAGCCGCTTGTTCTTGCATTTTATGCTGCCGGATTTGGCATCCAGTAACATTCTTTTTTTCGCATCTTTCAACTGCGACCTACTATAACCATCTCTGAGAAGTTCTGGATAAAGTCTCAGCGCAACTCTGTCTTTCTGATAAGAATTTAAATCTGCTTTCAGTGTTTGAAGCATTGCTTCTGAATCTTTAGCCAAATTCATAATCTTCTCATGAGTTTTGGCTGTGAACTTTGCAATTTCTTCATCTGTAAACGAGACAAGAGAATCAATAAATTGATAGTTCATAGCCTTATCCTGCGGCCAGTCTTCTTCAAACTGTGCAATGTTAAATGTGGAACCACATCTTTTGAAGTCCTTCTTGAAAGATTCGTAACTATCGTATAGTTTTGCACACTTGAACTGACTGTCGCAGAACACAATCTCGATTCCGTCTTTTTCGAGATTCCATTCTTTTCCCCAGAAATCTTTAACGACAGGCTCTACATTATGTTCTTTACAAAACTTCAAATAAGGAAAAGGACTTAACAATCCTTTGAACGTAGGGCCGCGAAACATAAAGTTTTTTCCTTGGAGTTGTTTTGGAACAATGGATGCTTTCGGAAGATACATTCCAGCCCCGTCTGTATGATTGATCATAACAGTACGAACAGCGTCTTCCGTTGTGTAGTCCGGTTTGATATACAGCATACGGTCTGTAACTTCAGCCTGAAAATCCGGTATGACGATTGTTTTGTCAATATCAAACTCAGGCCACGGAATAGATGCACTAGAACATAAGGACCAGTACGCGAGCATCTTCCTTTATACCCTCGGTTTCCCGATATTTTTGGGGGGGAGTAGACTATCTCATCGTCCCTATTTGGGACGTGTGGCACTTCGCAAGTAGGAGTTTCACCTACAAGCTACGGCTTGCGCCTAGTCGTTACACCTTCAAGCAGTTTCCTGCGAGCTTGGCACGGTATTTTCATGATAAAGCAGATTAAATATTTCTTCGCACCTTGAGTCGACATCTTCAAAGTACGCAATTTCAAAGAGTTTTATGTTGTTTTGTTTGCAATATGCTTTTTTTGCAGGGTCTGTTATTTCTCTTTGTTTTTTGCCAAAGTTTAATATACTGCTGTTAGGACTTTCGTGATAATGTTGTTCACCTTGATACTCAATAAGACACAATAAGTTTTCGTCATCATCAAGAATCCCAAAATCAAAGAAATATGGCATATTTCTTTCTCCGCGAAGGTCATCAAACCAATATTGTGTTGAGTAGTTGATATTATGTTCATCCAGCCATTTTCTCGTTCTGGCTTCACCCCATGACGTGACCTTTTTTTGACACCCGCAATTTGATCTTCCATGTAAAATTGTAAACGCCCAATCTGTATATGTATTTCCACAACAACAAGTGCATTTGTATATAACTCTCGACCCGCCACTTGGTTGTATTTGATTGGGAAGCCGTTCGTCTACGTGGCAGAACTCAAAATCTCTTCCAACTAAATCGATGTGTCTATAGTGATTTCTCGTGCATCCACAACCACCAGTATTTCCAGATTTAATGTTGCTTAATCTCGAGATAAAATCATTGCCACAATGCGGGCACACACACAAATAACGAACATGATAGTGTCCAGCCGGATCTCGTTCACTTTCTACCTTTTCTTTTAAAAGTACGCCGTTTATAACTTGGCCGGAAAGATCACCGTGTCGATTATGTCTGTTTTCCATATTTAAGCAGCCGCAACTTTGTTGTCTGCCTGAGACAATATTGGATCTTTCAGCAATAAACTTATTTCCGCAATCGCACAAGCAATTATACTTAGAACTATTTGGAATTCTTGATTCAACAGTATAACGTCCGTATCGGTTTCCGATAATTTCGTATTTTTCGTATCCGACAGGCGTGCTTATTGCTTCTCCTAGTGTCATCCCCATGTGTCTTATACGGTAACCTATTGTTGTTGCACCTATTCCAAACACTTTTTCTAAATCTGGATAAGACAATCTTTTGTTCGTTTTGGATCTTCCCATGTAACTCCTCCTTTCTTTTGTTTTTTGTGTCGACTTATCTGCTTTATTTTAGATTTTTGCCGTTAGCAAACAGATTCATTGCCATTGCCTGCAATTACTACACGTTCTGTTTACACCTCAGATTTCTGAGTTCACCACATTTTCGACATACGTTACCGTATGAAGGAACTATCATTAATTCACATTGACCCCGTTTTTTGCGTTAATTGTGTCCCAGTCCAAACCGCACTCTAGTCGGTCTTTGATTTGCACCCAGATGTCTTCTGACAAGAAAGCGCATTTATCAGTTCTTAACTGACCAGCTGAGCTACTGAAATAACGATACTTTTTCTGTACAATGTTTCCGTCTATCAACAGATCCATTGTGAACCCGTCCAGCACCAATTGTTCCAACAGATCCAAATTCGTCCATTTGATAATAATCTTATCAAAGGTGTGATCGTTTGTTTTGAGTCCCATGGCTCTGGACATATCGGATTCAAACTCTGCGATCTTTTTGGATAGTTTCAGGTTTCTCCATGTTACACCGTCGGGGACTTCTTCGCCCTTTCGAACATAGATAACAGACTCCAGCCGGACTTTTCGGGGGATTCCTTTATGCAGCTTGATTATTTCTCTCAACTCGGCCGAAGTTTTCTTCTTGAGAGCAATCAGATCTTTCCGGCGAACTGCTTCTTCCTGGGTGTTGCACTTATCCAGCTTGTCAATTTCGTTGATAATGTCTATGAGTTCATGCCACTTATCAAACTCGTCATTTGTAAAGGTGTCGTTTGCGTTCAGGCTTACCAATTTTATCTGGTTCTTTAGGTAGCTTTTGTCCGACATAACTTTCTCCTTACTTCAGTATCTTCGCAAATAGAAACTCGGCACACTTTATGCAGCCCTGCGAGACCGGCGCTGCCGTGCCTGAATGTTCATCTCCTTTCCGCTTTAAAGAAAAAGAAACGCCGCGAGAATGCGGCGTAACTATTAAGGGAATCTCATACGGATTTCCGTGCCGGAAGGCACGGCTCAATCCTGCTTGAGAAGGTATTTGTTGCTGACAACTTTCATGGATAGTGGGCCACCAAGCAAATCACAGTACACAGGTTCCGTTGTGCGTATTACGATTCCTTCTTTCCGGCCGCCTGTAGAATAATTTCCGTCAGCTCGCTCAAGGAGTGCTTCTATCGTTGGATACTTTGAAGGTAAGTCGGTTCCAACTTCTTCGATCGGAACCATCGGCATACTCAAGGTCTTACAAATCTTCTTCATTTCTTCAAGACCAACTCGTTTGCCGTTTACGCGAACGGTAAATACGTACCACTCCGGTTTTACCAGCCGCAAAGGATTCTTTTGTATGCCCGGAGCACAGAATTCGCCTTGAATTGTAAGTGTGCGTAAATTATATTTGATACAATATTCTTGCATCAAAGCTTCATAGTTCCGCAGCTTGATAAATTCATAGAACGAAGACGATCCATCATCCTTGTATTCGTAGTTGTGCCCACAGACGTGGAATCCAACTTCATCTATACAAAGAGAATGCGAAGAGCCGTCCATCTTGGTGGAGATGTAGTATTCCAGACCAGCGAAGGCGTCGATCAGACCGGGTTCGGCCTGTATTCTCGTTTCGTCTGTCTTGGGCACGTCGTGCGGCAGTTCACCGATGACGGTGCCGCCAGTCGTAGCTCTCTCTTCGATTTCCCACTTGCGAACGCCCAGAAGTTCTGTGACATCTTGCCCCAATTCTGCGTTCTGGATCTCAGGAAAGAGATTCAGTGGCAGGAAAAGCCCCTGCGAAATTTGCCCCATAAATTTCAAGGTTCTTAGCCTGAAGCCTTCGCCCATAATGTCGGTCTTCTTGTAGCTGGACTTCCGCATGAACTCATAGCGTTCGTCAATAGGAAGAAAAGAATCTATTTCGAAATATACACCCAGATCTCCTTCTTTGAATTGGTTTTTGTTAACAACACATTTCCATCCTTCAACGCAGCCAAGTTCGATCTTCTCAGCGTCTTTGATGGGTTCGATCTTCCATATTTTTTGTATGCTTGCAAGCTTTCTCATGTTGTCGACCTCTTATATTAAATTATTCCAGATTTGAGAAACTTCCTATTTCTTTTTTTATTTACAATTTCTTCGATTGTCCACCCTCTTTGAAGTTGTGAATTCAAAGTATTTTGATTAATATTAAACAATTTACAAAAATCAGATTTATAATATTTTTTATTTTCAAATATTATTACACCGATATTTGATTTTCTGTCTATGTGTTTTTTGATTGGTGTTGTTATAGCTTTTTCTATGTCCCAGTGACATGTATTTATTCTATTTTTCAAAATTCTATAAGGAATATTAAATTCGTCAGCAAGTTCTGATATCGTTTTAACTTTCCCGTTAAATTCTATTATATGGTTGTCGCTTTTGTTGTTTGATTGTTGTTTTCGTGTTGCCCATCTACAATTGGAAGGGGAATATCCATTTTCGTTAGATATTCTATCTATTGTTAGTGAGTCGTCATATCCGTTTAAAAGGGACCAGTTTAAAAAATTATCAAATGAACTTAACCATTCATTGCATACTGATATACCTCTATTTCCATATCTCTCGAAAGAAGGATTTTTTTCATTAGTACATCTACTAATCATGTTTGCGTATATCGTTCTTATTCTTTTACGAATTTTAGTGTTAATTGTTATTTGAAGCTTGTTTGCTATAAATTGATTGTTGTATGTTTTAATAATAAACGTATTATTTTTTTGGAACTCAACATTTATTATCTCATTTACTGGAATCTCAACAGTATTTGTTTGTAATGTTAAATACTTGTTGTTGTATTGGTTTATTTGAATCATATTTACTTTCCTATTTATCACATATTTACAAGATCATTGATTTACTTAATCTGTCAGGTGTCACCACAGAATTTCGCAGCCGCAATAGTGGCAGTATTTTGTTTCGTATTTTTTAGGCGGTAATTGTGCTCCGCAGTTGCCGCAGAAAGCCTTGCCCTGTCTCCACGAAGGTTTAGCTTTATTGCGCAGCATCTTCAGCACTTCACTGTAGGCTAAAAGAATGTCTGTCTTGTCCATAACAAGATCGCATCGGCTGCAGTCTCGATCACAGTCCCGGCTGACACATTCTCTTTCTGTCTCAATTATTTTAATGACTTTATCTTTTTCCATATGTTCTCCTTTACTCGTCTGGGTACAGCCATCCAAATCCGAGTTCAAAGATTTCTTCCTTGGTTGCGACTTCGCCCAGGGCTTCACGGACATAATCAGGATTACAGGAAGCTTGATAGTCGTTCTCAACGTATGACTGTAAAATTGTAAGCAGACGTTTGTATGTCATATTATTTCCTTTCTGCGTAGCTGCAAAAATCATCGTGTGTTCTTGGTTTCTCAATCAATAAACATTTCGGAGGAATAAAGTTGTCTTTGTCGTCAATGCCGCCGCCAACCCAGTGTTTGCAATGCTGGCATTCAATGATTTCCGGCCGCGATCTGAGTTCTGCATATAGTTCATCGCTCATATTTACTAATGTTTCATGTCTCTCGACAAGTTTGTCGTAATCTTCAAGCCATTCGAGAATTTTTTTGGAATCGTCGGCAGTCATTATAACCTGCCAACGTTCCGAACCGCATAATTTGATCTGATCTTTAAACACCTGAATGATTCGTTTGCGATCTTCCATGCCTACCTTTTTCCTTTCTAATATTTAATTGTTAATTGTGATTCGGATCAGACAGATTCGAACTGTCATATTCAGTAGCTTACCGCTGTTCTCTCCGTTGAACTATGATCCGAAAAAAGCTTTCCTGCCGTATCTTGCAGCCTTTCGACCAAGCAATGTGACGAACAGGAAAGCAATAAGGACGCTGAAGCTCTTTTATTCGGCCCCGGAAAGTCTTTTATGCCATTTTGTTTTATGCGCACCGGGCGTCCTTTATTCCGTTCAGGACGGAACCATTCTCGTTTGGTGAGCTTCGTCAGTACATACAGTCGACGTCGGTCTGACGTACGTCCTTTGGCTGGGGATGACGGTTACGATCCGCCCTTTCCCGGGTCAAAGCCGGGCGTAATAACCAATATACGAATCCCCATTGTTCCGGCCCGAAGGCCGGTTACTGATAAAGTCTGTACTTGTCATCCATCAAGTAGTTGTTGATGTTTTGTGCTGGGTCGTCGCCCCACTTATTAATGTACGGCCGTGGTGTCGGATCAGAACCGTACTTTCCAATGCCGACGATCTCTTCGATGGATGGTTTTTCACCTTCGAATACACGGCGGAAGATCTTGTCCCCAACACGAAGCTTCTTTGTTTTGACCCACGGTGCCGTTATAAACGCTGCTCCAAGACGATCGTTTTCCGGCTGGCATCCATCGATATCGACGAGCAATTCCGTCTTGTCGTATTCATCCTGCTCTGATATATCTTCAGGGATACGACCTACGATTTCCCAATCCTTAACGATGTAAATTCCGTTATCCACCCAGTCGGCGTCTTCATCCTTGATGTTTGTTGTTACTCCGATACTCAATCCGCCGCCGAAGAAATTGCCTACGACCTGACAGAATCTTGCTACGCCATAATCGTCGCACCGGAAATCCCTGAGTTTGCAATACTCCAGAAACGCTTCCACGGAATCACGACCGCCGTTCCAATGGAGATATACCCCTGCATCCTGTCCGTCAAATTTAATTAATGCTCTGTTACCCATATTCTTCCTTTCTGAAAAAAGAGAAGCGATTGTCTTTCGCTTCTCTTTTCCCTATACGTCATTTTTCGAATGTCCCCACCAGATTTGACAAATTTCACACATTCAACACAATCTAAATATCTTTATATTGTCTTTGCGAGCTTCCAAATTTGAAAAGTGGCAGCCGCTTGGGCTGAAAGCCCTGGCGGCTGCCTCTTTGAGGATTTGGAAGCTCGTAGAACCACTACCTTTACGATACAGTTCGTAACACGAGCTGTGCCAGACGGCTATGCATTGTGTCAAACAGATACTGAAGTCAGCTGTTTCAGGATTCTTTTTGTATCAACATGGAACTTATCGTCAAACCGGTGAATTAAAGCATCAAAATACTCCGGCTCTACCATCTTGTAGTAGGACAGAAGACCTAAATACTGTTGCACGTCGTCTACCGGCCAATGCTTATTGTGTTTGTAATCCTGAATCAGGCTGCATGTCATTGCTTTGAACGTTGCTTTGTTCCGATAGCCAACTGTGATGTTGTTGTCTGCATTCAGCATTACACCCAACATCCAGTTTGATCCTTTCCGGCTGCCGTAGTGCGTCTTTTCAGGCTTCAATGTCCACGGCGCGCCAAATTCAGCAAAGACTTTTTTGATGTATTCAGTCATTTTGTCTGGATCAAACTTCTGTACACAGGAGATATGCAGATCGTCCGCATACCGTGTGTAAACAAACCGCTTATGCGCGAGCTCGTTAAAGATTCTGTGATCGATCGGAATGCACAAAATATTTGTGAGCGCAGGGCTCAAAGGGCTACCTTGTGGCAGAACCCCATTTAGAAATCCAAGGCTTATAGCTTTTTCCAGTTCCTTGTATCCTTCTTTATCTTTGCAGATTTCACTCAGCGGGAAAATCATTCTCATCATGCGCATTGCAAACTCAAGCGTTGTGCTCGGAAAGAACCCGCTGACATCTGTCTTGTAGAACCAGTTGGATTCATTTACCTGATGCTTCCGAACAAGATGCGGACAGCTCCGCTTTTTGATGTACGCATAGGCGGCTGTGTGATGCAGCACGCCAAACTTCTCTGTAAGAATCATTACCAGTTCAGACAGCGCAAGTTTCAGCTCTTCGCACGGTGCGTCAATTGGCCTGAGTCCGCCCGTTCTTTTGGGGATGTTAAAGTGTCGATACAGGCTTTTCCGGTCTGCTTCGAACAGATTCTGATGTGCTTCATTAAAACGCTTTAATCTGTTAATCATCGCCGGAACGTCAATTCTTGAAAGAAGTTCTGGCGTTGCTTCGTCCAACGTTCTGGTAATCGTACCGGCCGCGCCGGGAGTTACCATGTCGTTCATTGTTAAATCTTCCGAAAGCAAATCGAGCCATGTAATTTGATTCTCTTTCGGTTTTTGTTTCATCGTGATGTAAATCATATTGTTCTCCATGCAATCTAAATTGTTTGTTGTCTTCCTGAAACTCGAGTGGTACCAGCAGAGCTGTA